ACATTTGCTCAAAACTTAGCATTAGGAGTAGATTTTGTAAATCATTCCATAAACAAGAATGCACAAATTCCTACATTATTTTTAAGTTTAGAGTTATCTTCTTGGTATGTTCATAGAAGACATATGCAGATAGTTTCAAATTGCAAAAAGGAAGATATAAATAATAACTATAATGATATTTACGATGAACACAAAGAAGAGCTGGAACATCTAATGGTTCAAACTATAAGCCCTACATTAGAGGGTATTGTAGAGAAAGTTAGAGAATTACAGCCTTCAGTTGTGGTAATAGATTATATTGACTTAATAGATAGTTCGAAAACCTATGGGGGAGAACACGATAAAATAAAGAATATAAGTCATGGTTTATCTAATTTAGCCGTAAATATGGATATTATAATTATACAAATATCACAAGTAAGCAGAGAGTATAGCAGGAACGAAGTTCTTGACTTATACGCTGGTAAGGGCTCAGGTGCAATAGAGAATGCATCAAGAAAAGTGATTGGTATTAATGGTCAATCTAATAAATCAACAAGAAAAGTTACGTTATTCAAGAATACAGATGGAGAATTATTTGACTGTGATATTGAATGGACGCCTAGCTTTAGAATGAGGAGGAGTGAATAAATGGGATACTTACTTAAAATACATATAGGTGATGATGAAACTGTTTTAACATTTTTTAAATTGTTTTCAATCGGTTTTATGAATCCATTGTTTGAAGATAAGTTAATAAGAGGGTTAATGATAGGTATTTGGAAATTTCAGATACAACTTACATTAGCTTATGATAGAGGTGTATATAAGTTAGGAGGTAGTTATGAGGCTTAATATAAATCGTATCATGAATATGGCTAATAAAGCAATCAACAATAAACCAAAACGAAGTTCTAACTGGAAATACAGAAAGAACTATTCACCTAGTAATACTATGAGATTCGAAATAGATAATCTTCAGAATGAGGTTTCAGAATTAAGAAGAACTATAAGTAACTTAATGTCTGCGCTTAAATTAAGAAGAGTAGGTGAAGTGGTTATGCATGAAAAAGATGCAGGTAAGTATGATGGGCAATATTAATCATAGAAGCAAGCCGAAAAGGGGACGCAAGTCCCCTCGAGGGCTAGGTGTCTGGGAACAAAAGTTTAGTAAAAAACTAAAGAGACATCACAAGCAATTTGCTAAAAAAGTGTTCCATAGGCTTATGAAAAAGTCTTCAACGTTAAGAACAACTTTAAAAAGAAGGAGCAAAGAGTATGAAGTCGAATTTAAAATATCGCTTACAGAAGTTAGAGAGTTATTGTATAAATCTTATGGGAGGAAGTGTAGGTATTGCGATACTAAGCTTATTGTCAGTAATATGGCATGTGACCATATCCACCCTTTGTCTTTGGGTGGCAATTCAACTCTTCCGAACCTTCAAATGATTTGTATGAGGTGTAATACAAGAAAGGGTCCTTTAACAGATAAACTATTTGGAAGATTATTAAGATGGCTATCTAGACAAAGCACAGAATTAGAGAAATATGTATTAAGAAAATTATCAAGCAGAGATTTTTAGGGCAATCAATCCCTGGCTACAAGTTGCAGGTTAAAAACTGGCTCGGTATCGGAGAGCAGATACATCAAAGTTAAAAGCTTTGAAGCACATGGCTGGTATCAAAAAACACTAATCTAGGTTGCCCTAGAAAATGGAGGATATATGGATATAATGGGAATAGTAGTAGTTTCAATAATTATATTTACATCTTTAGCAATAATGGCTTATGTAATCAATGATGTAATAGAGTCTTATAAGTTATTGAAAAAAGAGACAAGTAAAAAACGTAAGATTAAAAAGAGGTATTGGTAATGAGTGATAAAAGAACATGGGGAAATTCTACATTAAAATTTGACCCAAAAAAAGAAATATGCTGGAGTATTTCTAGAAAAGGTAATATTATTAACCATGGTAATCTTCCCAGCTACGGATTACCTAGAGAGGAGATGCCTGATGGGAAGACCCAGGAAAATAAGAAGTAAATTTTGGTTACTTTGGTATAGGCGTATTAGAGGTAAGTCTATAGATTGGATAGCAGATAGATACAATGTATCAAAGAGGACTGTATGGAGGAGATTAAAGTGATAGAAACAAAATCTATAGATAAAGAGAAAAAGCTAAAGGATTACCAAAACTTAAAGTATAATAAGGATAATAAGTTTGACGTTGATTTAGAATTTGGGGAGAAATTTGAAAAAAGCGTAGCTAAAATATTAACTTTAGGTAAAGTGGAAATCAAAACCGAGAGAGATACTTGGAAGAGAACAGGTAATATAGCTATTGAGTTATCATCAAGAGGAAAGTTAAGCGGTTTAAACACCACACAGGCAGATTGGTGGGCACAAGTTCTAACATTGGATGGAGCTATAGTTGGAATATATATGTGGCCAATAACACTGCTTAAACAGATTGTAAGACATAGTGTCAAATATGGAAGAGGTAGAATGGCTATGGGTGGAGATGATGATACAAGTGAATTAGCACTAGTTCCTTTAGAGGATTTGACTAATGGAATTTGAGAAAAATAAAGACTATTTCTCAATTCTAAGGGAGGAGAAAGAAGGACGCTGGGTTTGTGATAATCCCTTGTTTAGATGCGGAGACAAGGGGTTATTCCCAGTATATAGAGCAAATGGAAGGTATGGTATAATGAATAAAAACTACCACGAATTAGTTCTAAAGGATATTAAAGACCCTTATTGGATAAAAGGAAAGAAAAAGAAAGAGGTAAACTTAGATGAACTTTTATGAAGATATTAAATATATAATAGATGAGATAGTAGGCATAGATACACAACAAGGTAACAATCTTAAAATAGCTATAAAGAAATACTTTGAATTAAAGCAAACTATAGTTAAATTAAATAGCTCTAAGAGCCCTGAAAAAAACATTACTGTATACCCGAATGCTAATCTAACTAGATTTGACGAGATAATAGCAGGTGCAGATAAGGCTCTTTTAAAGCTTGGAGAAAAACTAAGGAGAACTAATGGCAGGAAAACTACCAGGAGTAAGAAAAAAGCCAACAATAAAAGAAATGGCTAGTGTTATAATAGAGCTTAATCAAAAGCTCGAATTCATTTCTCATAATCTTCAAAGACTTGACAATGTAGTAGGTCATTATATTGAAATGAATAGCGATTTAGAGAAATTTAATGAGTATTTAAATAAAATAAGAGAAGAAAATGACAAGAAAACAAATGACGAATCTGATAACCCGAATCTTCAAGGAGATACAGACGGTGAGGGAAGCAGGTCAGAAGGAATACGCAAGGAAGAATGATAATGCTTTTGCTAACTTTGAAAGAGTTGGCAATAATTTAGGTATATCTAAAGAAAAGGTATTATTAGTATATCTATTAAAGCATATAGATGGTATATGTTCATTTGTCGAAGGTCATAAAAGTCAAAGAGAAGATGTAAGAGGTCGATTGACTGATGCTATAGTTTATCTATGTTTATTGTGGGGAATGGTAGATGAAGATAACTATGGACACTCTAAACATTATTACAATAGACAGGAAAAAAATGACAACATGCCCAGCATGCAAAGAGTTAATCACACCTAGTTGCATAGTATATAGAAGTTCTATTGGATTTATTGATACAGAGGATACTTTCTTTGTGGATAAGTCTATATTAGTTCATCAAGAATGCCATTATGATTATCTCTATAATCCTTTTGAAGTATTAGAAAACGATTTAAAGAACTTTTAATCATCATCTACACCTGGCATTCCAGGCATCCATGGTGGTCTATTTTGAACTTTTATAACAGGTTCTTTAGTTTGATTTATATCTTCACTAAAGCCCATATTGGTATCATATATAGCATCATCATCTAAGTTAAAGATACTTTCACCTACTTTATATCCTCCAACTACAATACCACCTTTAGCTGAGTTTCTAGCAATCCATCTAGCAAGTTGTTCAAAATTCATTGGCTTATAATATTCGTTATTAGCCATGTCAACAGCATCGCTTATAGGTTTAGATAGTTTACTTTTATAAGGTTTTTTCTTCTTGAATATAGCATCTTTCTTAGTAATTTCATTAGCAGCTTGATTAACTCTTAAAGTAGACAAATAATTAATTCCAACATCATTAGTATTTAATACTTTCTGTATACCTTCTGGGCCTAATTTGTTTAATTCCTTTACAAGAACCTTTTCAACTTGAGAATGATGCATATTTTTACCAGAAAATGGAGCTAATACCTCATCCATAGCAATTAAAGGCCCCTTCCCTCTAGTTACTTTTGAGCTAATAAGATTATCCATACCTATTAATAAAGCGTCTTCAGCAGCATTAGTAGGTATA